AGAATATTTGAGCAGACATCTAGCACTAACTTAGATCCTGATCTCGCTGACAATCTATGTGAAGAGGGCAGAGCACATGTGTATGAGATTGACTCACCATCAAATGAATTTTCGACAACAATATTAAATAACATATATGAGTAAGATCACCAGCTTGTCATTCAGCAAGCAGTATCAATTGCCAATAGAGGAGAAAGATTCTCAAAGAGGCTTTATGAAATGGGGTAAAAAGAATGACTATCCTTTCTTTCTTATTGAGCTTCTGCAAGGTAGTGCCTGGCATCAAGGTATCATCAAGAATAAAACCTACTACATTGCTGGTGGTGGCCTTGAGGCAGTATCAGGTGATCTGACTGCTTTCCTTGCCAATCCATTTGCTGACTTTGACATGAATGAGATTGCTCAAAGAATGGCCTTTGACTTTGAGGTGTTTGGTGCAATGGCTGTGATAGGTACATGGAACAGAGAAGGTACCAAGGTGGTGAGATGGGAGCACATGGATATTGACCTTATCAGAATCACTGAGGATGAAAGACTGTACTATGTATCTGATGACTGGTCAGCTTTGCAGCAATCAGCAGAAAAGACAAATTACAGAAGCTATCCGGCACTTAATGAGAACAATCGCACTGGATCATTCATTCTGTACTATAAGGAGCCATCTAAGCAAGCGAGAGGTGAGAAAGGAATCTATCCTAAGCCTCCTTACTATGGTGGTATTACAGCCATTCAGACAGATGTAGATATCTCTAAATTTAATATGTATGAGATACAGAATGGATTCAAGGCTGGTACACTAATTAACCTGGCATCAGGTGAGCCTGAAACATCTGAAGAGGAAAGAAGGATAAAAGAACAAATCAAGGGCCGTACACAATCTGTGGAGGATGCTGGTGAGATCATCATCACATTCAGCAATGGAGCAGACGAAGCTCCTACAGTAATGCCATTGAATGGTAATAACTTACATGAGAGATATGCCATGACTGAGAAGTCAGTGCAGCAGAATATCCTTGTGGCTCATTCTGTGGTGGCACCATCCTTGTTTGGTATTGCTCCAAATGGATCATTCAACGCAGCTGAGACAGATGACTTGTTTGAGATCTATAAGAATACCTATATCAATTCAAGACAGAAGCAGATTGAATGGCTGATGAATTACATGGTACAGCTATCAGGGGCCATTGGTACATTGAAACTAGTTGATGTTCGGCCAATTGTAGCTGCTGCACCAGTGACAGCTGCACCAGTGACAGATACAACTGGAGCAACAGAAAGTGCTGAAGTAGATGTGGCTAAATCAGCCTTGAATGGTGCACAGATTGCATCACTTGTTGAGGTGGTGGCTAATATAAAGGCTGGAATATTGACAGCTGATAGTGCATTGCAGATAGTATTGGCATCATTCCCAACAATTGGTGAGGCACAAGCTCGCAAGATTGTAGGATTGCCTAGCACTACACTATCAAGCTGTGATCATAAGCATGAATTCAGTGCTGATGAGATCACAATATTTTCAGAATATGGTGTTGATTCATCTGAATACAAGGTGCTAAAGACAAATATCATTGAATGGGATACACCATCTGATGAGGTATTCAGCAAAGAACAGATGATGTTTGCAACTATTGGTGAGGTCAAAGCTACTATATCAGCACTAGAGAAATCAATTCTATCAATGCTAATTGCTGGTGAGGATGCATCATCTATTGCAACAGCTACTGGTGCCAGTGTAGAAGAGATTGCCAAGTCAACTGAGAGACTTATTGACTTTGAATTACTTGTTGATGGGGAGGTGTCTGACTTGGGAAAGCAATTGCTGGATGAAGCTCCAGCTCCTATTGATCAATTCATGGTGGTGTATAGCTACAAAGAAAGACCAGGTGTACCAAAGGTATTGACTAAATCAAGAGACTTCTGCCTTAGACTATTGTCATTAAATAGACTTTACACAAGGGATGAAATCAACAATATCAGCTCAAGAGTAGATCGCAATGTATGGAACTATAGAGGTGGATGGTATACAAATCCTAAGACTCAAGTAAGCACACCATATTGCAGACATATTTGGGTGCAACAATTAGTTATTAAAAAACAATAAGACATGAACTATTTACTATCAGTTGAGAATCTTAAGAAGTTAGGATTGATTCACATGAATACAGATACAAAGATCCTATCTGTATGTATCAAGAGATCACAAGATATGCACTTGCAGCCAGCACTTGGAACACCTTTGTACAAGGCATTGCTGCATAGGGTTGAAACAAGTACCTGGACAGCGGACTATCTTACACTGATGAATGACTATGTGATCCCTTGTTTGGTAGCATTTGTTGACTTCAGAGCTGCTGCAATGCTTAATGAGAAGCTGACTAACAAAGCTGTGGGCCGCCAGTCAGATGAGACAATGACAGCCAATACAGATACAGAAACTGTACACCTTAGAGATATGCTCAGAAAGGATGCGTATTTTTACAAAGAAAGATTGATAGGATTCTTGAAAGATGACAATGGTGTCAAATATCCTGAATACATTGTTTGTTGTGATGACAATGAATGCAATGAGAAGGTAGACAAGGATCACACTGGATACAAACCTTTAGGCTGGATAGTATGAAAAAATTCACTGCGAGCAAGAAACAAATTGACAAATTAAAAAATTACCTAAATGGAAAAGACTCTAAATCAAATCATGCTGGAGCTGCAAGAGATCGCAACACAGCACAGACAAATAAATGAGTTTTTTCAAGGTGACTTCCTTGATGCTATAAGCAGAGATGCTGCACAGTATCCTCTGATGGTAGCAACTTTGCAGCCTAGTGGGATGGGTGCTGGATATGTGAATGTGAATTTTGTCATCACCATCTGTGACAAGTACAATCATTCTAACTATAGACAAATCAATGAGGTCCATTCAGACTGCTTATTGATTTGTAATGACATCAAGACTACACTACAGCAGTACAGATGGACTGAGTTTTCAGATGTCACAGCTGAGATAGGCACAGATCCATTCATCAATCAAGGTCAAGACATGGTGGCCGGATGGACCATGCTAGTATCTTTGAGAGTATTTGACAATGAGGATTGGTGTGCCATTCCATATGATGACTACGACTTTGAGAATGGAGCAGCTAGTGGTGGGGGTGCTGATTGTGATCCCATCACTGAGTTTAATATATATGTGGATGGAGTACTAGAGGATACTTTCTTTCAAGCAACTAATGTAAATAATACAATCAATATAACACTAAGCTAATGGCAACTACAGATATTAATATCACAACTACTGGATATAAAACAGTTAAAGATGAAAGCACAGCACTGACTCAAAGGTCAGTATTAAAATTCGCTGGTGCTGGTGTGACAGCTGCTGATTCAGGAGGTGAGACAGTAGTAACTATACCAGGTGCGCCATCAACAGTATCTTATGGACTCTTTGCTCAAACTGCAAACAGCACTTTAATTACTAACACTACTGCAGAAAGCAGTCTTATCAATGGCGGTGTGGGTACATTAACTATACCCGCTAATGGATTTCAAGTAGGTGATAGTTTTAGGGCTGTGTTTGGTGGTGTAATGAATGCTAATAACAATCAAACTATTAGAATTAGAGTTAAAGCAGGATCTATTGTTTTGTTAGATAGTGGTATACAGAATCTAGGCAGTAGTGTTATAAATGATATTTGGTCTTTAAATATTGATTTTACTATTAGAGCTATAGGAGCTGCTGGTGTAGCATCTATTGTAACTTTAGCTTCATTTCATTATACAAAAACTAATAACGCTTCTGTGCAAGGCTTTGGCTTTAACACAGTGAATAATACAACATTTGATACAACAGTTTCAAATGCATTAAATGTAACAGCTCAATGGGGCACTGCATCTTCAGGAAACAATATATATTCTGACATATTCATACTCAATAAGATATATTGATTTGGAACAAAACTGCATAATTTAACATGGATCCAATTGCAATTGCAGCAGCAATCAAAAAGAATGGGATGGTAGGATTATTGACTCTCATCCTAGTGTTAATGTTCAATTATTTCACCAGCAGACTTGAGATTGTTGAGGGTAAACTTGAAAGAGTAGAATCTAAATTATATGAT